AACATAGCAAGAGAAAACAACATGGTCAGAGCATTTGCCATAGCTCCAACTGCCAGTTGTTCATACAGAAGTAAAGACATAAATGGATTTACTGCAACACCAGAGATTGCTCCACCTATTTCAAAGACAGTGGATAGAGATTCAGGTGAATTTGGAATAGAGAAAGTTGAATATGGCAACGTAGAGATCGCATCCGAGGTTGGATGGGAGAGTTATAAGTTAGTGGCAGATCAGATAATGATTATGCTAGAACGAACAGGTTTGCTTCATGGCTATAGCTTCAATTCTTGGAGCGATATGGTGACTTACGATGAAGCTTTTATAGAAGAGTGGTTACTCAGCCCACAAACTTCTTTATATTATGCGCTTCAAGTCATGGACAATACACAGGATAAAACAGATGCTTATGCAGCATTAGATGACACTGCTGTTGATGATTACTTGGCACAGATTATGAGTAATAAACCAGATGAATTAGCTTGTGACTGTCAACAATGAACCCCTACGAAAAATTATTAAATAGAAAACGAACTTGGACTCCCGTCCAACCAACAAAAGGAAAGGTAAAAGAAGGTGCTGAAGAAACCATCCTCAGAGCTCTGGCAATACGTCATATGGAGCTACCAGTTGGAGAATTTATTTCTCAAGGCTTGGAAAAAGAAGTCCCGCAGTCAGCGAGGACACTTCTTGAGTCGAACGTTAAAGACGAGATCAAACATGATAGGGCTTTGGGTTTCATTGTTGAATCCCATGGCTCTGATCCAACTGCTGAAAACGAAGGAAAATTATTAAGAGATGCTTGGATACAACACCCAGACCACACCATTACAAAAGCCTTGGTTGCAGAACGAGCTATATTCTTTGTTCTACTGCCTTTGTTTAGGTTTACTGGTGATGCTGCTCTTAGAACAGTATCAGCTGATATTTCCAGAGATGAACAAATCCACGTTGCAACAAATAGCCTTGTTTGTGCTGAGTTGGGTCTTCGTCCTAGTAATAGCTTGGATAAGCTTCGGAAGGCAACTATTGCATGGGTAATGCAACCACTTAAAGAGAATACAACCGATAAATATTTGGACAAAAAATTTTGGCTGGATGCGAGTGATCGGTTGATGTATGAAGGCAAAGCTCCACAGTTTTCTGCCACCAAATCAGCTCGTATGCCAGCATTCTTTGAACATGACAACAGAAATCTCCCTAGCTACGCTTAAGTTACATAACGACAGACTTGATAAGTTAATAAATAAGCTAGAGACAAACTTCGGTTGGAAACCAATCCATCCCAAAGAAGATGTACAGACAATTATGTACCGTGCTGGACAAGCCAGCGTTATTGAATATATAAGATCCATTATGGACGAGGAAATTTAATGTGTTTATTTAGAAGTGCAGCAGCACCGCCACCACCACCACCATTACCTCCAGCTCCTCCAGCTCCTCCAGCTCCTCCAGCTCCTACACCACCACCAAAAGCAATAGGAACTGAAATGGACCCGCAGGTGAGAAGGACTAAAAGTAAAAAAGATAAAAATCCTTTTACAAAAGGTACAAGTTCTTTACGGATAAGTTTAGATCCACAAATAAATACTGGATCTCCTAGTACTGGGACTCCAAATCAATGAATACAGCACGTGAAAGATATGAAAAGTTAAGTAGTGATCGCATACAATTTTTAGACACTGCTGTTAACTGTTCCGAACTCACGTTACCTTATTTAATTGATGACGATTTATCTACAAAACCAAATCATAAAAAAATACTAACTCCTTGGCAAAGTGTGGGAGCTAAGTGTGTAGTAAGTTTAGCTTCGAAGCTAATGCTCGCCTTGCTTCCTCCACAAACCACATTTTTTAAACTACAAGTTAGAGATGACAAGATAGGAGAAGAACTACCACCTGAAATTAGAAGTGAATTAGACCTTTCATTCTCCAAGATGGAGAGAATGATAATGGATTATATTGCTGCATCTAGTGATCGTGTTGTAGTGCATCAAGCACTTAAGCATTTAATTGTAGGTGGCAATGCTCTTTTATTTATGGGTAAGGATGGTCTTAAAAACTATCCTCTTAATAGATATGTTGTTAACAGAGATGGTAACGGAAATGTCCTTGAAATAATTACCAAGGAATTAATAAATAAAAAGGTATTAGGTGTTGAGTTGCCTGAACCTGATCCATCAACAGTGGTGGATGAAAATAAAAGCTCAGGATCTGACGATGTAGAGGTGTACACCCATGTCCGACTAGACAATAAAAGTGGACGCTGGATCTGGCATCAAGAAGTAGACAATAAAATACTTCCTAACAGCCGTAGCACAGCACCAAAAAATGCTAGTCCGTGGTTGGTCCTACGATTTAATACAGTTGATGGAGAAGACTATGGTCGAGGTAGAGTAGAGGAATTTCTTGGCGACCTTAAATCTTTAGAAGGTTTATCACAAGCTCTTGTTGAAGGAGCTAGTGCTGCTGCCAAAGTTTTATTTCTTGTCTCCCCATCCAGTACAACTAAACCAGCAACCATTGCTCAAGCTGGTAATGGTGCAATCGTACAAGGTAGGGCAGAAGATGTCCAGGTAGTTCAAGTCGGAAAAACAGCAGATTTTTCTACTGCTGCAAATATGGCGCAATCTATAGAGAAAAGATTACTTGAAGCTTTCCTTGTTATGAATATTAGGAATGCTGAAAGAGTAACAGCTGAGGAGGTACGCCTTACTCAGTTAGAACTAGAACAACAATTAGGTGGGCAATTCTCATTGCTCAGTGTTGAGTTCTTAGTACCATATCTCAATAGAACTTTATTAGTTTTGCAGAGAAATAAAGAGATACCAAGCATACCTAAAGATTTAGTTAGACCACAAATAGTAGCAGGAGTTAACGCTCTTGGTCGTGGTCAAGATAGAGAAAGCTTGACTGCATTTATAGGAACTATTGCACAAACATTAGGACCTGAAGCATTGATGCAATACATTAATCCAACAGAAGCTATCAAGAGATTGGCAGCTGCTCAAGGTATAGATGTTCTGAACTTAGTTAAGACTGAGCAACAGATGGCAGAAGAGATGCAAGCAGCACAACAGCAACAAACACAACAATCATTAGTTGACCAAGCCGGTCAGCTTGTAGGGACACCATTAATGGACCCACAAAAAAATCCTTCAGTAGCTGAAGCAGTAACTGGAGAACCACCTGAACAACCAATAGAATAATATGGCTGAAACATTAACAGTAAATGACACACCTGAAGTTACTAACGAACTAACTACTGAGGAACAAGATTCTTTACAAGTTGGAGAAGCATTAACAAAAGAACAAGGTGAACTATTAGCTGGTAAATATAAAAATGCTGAAGATTTAGAGAAAGCATATATAGAACTACAAAAAAAATTAGGTGATGGTGAACCTAAAGCAGAGGCAGAAGAGACAACAGAGGAAACTTCTGAAGAAGAAACTGTTGATGATAATCCTGCTTTGTCTTTAATTAACGAAGCATCTGAAGAGTTCTATAAAAATGACAATCAATTGTCACCAGAAACTATAGAAAAGTTTTCCCAACTTGATAGCAAGCAATTAATAAATGCTTATTTAGAAGCATATAAAAATAATCCACAACAGGAACAACAACAAGAAATAGATTTAGCACAAAATGAAATAGATCGTATTCATAAAGCTGTTGGTGGAGAATCGGAATATAAAAAACTAACTGAGTGGGGATCAAAAAATCTTACAGAATCTGAAATACAAAGCTTTGACAAAGTGGTCTCCACTGGAGATCCAAATGTCATTGAACTAGCAGTAGCTGGTTTAAAAGCTAAGTATGACAACTCCAATGGATACGAGGGTCGAATGCTGACGGGCAAGAATACAACTAGCTCCGAGGTATATAAAAGTCAAGCTCAATTAGTACAAGCTATGGCTGATCCTCGCTATGACAATGATCCAGCTTACAGAGCTGATGTTATAGCAAAACTTGAAAAATCTGATTTACAGTTTTAATTATGCCCAAAGGAAAAGGAACCTACGGAACTAAAAAAGGTAGACCACCAAAGAAATGAAAACAAAAGACTTAGACAATTTACTTAACTATTACCCTTACGAACCACCAGTACGTATCATGACAAACCACAACCACGAAAATGACCAATGGCACATTGCTGAAGAAACAAACGGCAGAGTTGCAATGATTGGAATCATAGCTGCGTTAGGCGCATACCTAACAACAGGTCAAATCATACCAGGAATTTTATAAATGGCAGCAATCTCACTACAAAGAGAAGGCACAACAAACTGGCAGAAGTTTTGCGAGTGGGTTACTAGCACAGAGAACCGCCTATATGTAGGTTGGTTCGGTGTGTTAATGATCCCTTGTTTACTGGCTGCTACCACTTGCTTTATACTCGCCTTTATCGCAGCACCACCTGTCGATATAGATGGCATACGTGAACCAGTATCAGGTTCGTTGTTGTACGGAAACAACATAATATCAGGAGCAGTCGTCCCCTCCTCTAACGCAATCGGACTACATTTTTATCCTATTTGGGAAGCCGGAACCTTGGACGAATGGTTATATAACGGCGGACCATATCAACTTATTGTCTTTCACTTTTTAATAGGAGTACTTGCTTATGCAGGAAGACAATGGGAACTATCATACAGACTAGGTATGAGACCTTGGATATTTGTTGCATACACAGCTCCAGTCTCAGCAGCTCTAGCTGTATTTCTTGTTTATCCTTTCGGACAGGGATCTTTTTCTGACGGAATGCCTTTAGGAATCAGTGGAACATTTAACTTTATGTTCGTGTTCCAAGCAGAACACAACATCCTTATGCACCCCTTTCATATGCTCGGAGTTGCGGGTGTTTTTGGCGGGGCTTTGTTTGCTGCTATGCACGGAAGCCTTGTTACTTCCTCAATCATTCGGGAGACCACGG